TCGGGGAAAATGACACGGGCGACGACACGGTGGGACGGGGCACCCGGCGGGATGAGCACGCACGAGCTTCACGCCCACACGCCGCGTGGCGAGTGGATCAAACTATTGGTAAAAGAGCAGCACGAATACGAATAAGTGGTGTTGTTGTGGTTATTGCCGGGGCGCGCCTAAACGCGCTCCTCAGCGAGCTTGTTGCCCTTGCTGTCGCAACGCTCGCCGTCGCCCGCGGGCTCCTGGACGACGGGCTCGGCCATCTCAGGGAAGAGGCGAACGAAGCGAGAGGGATCAATGCTGGCCGCGACGTTGGTGTAGGCGTCATTGTCGTGGCGCTTGATGGAGCCGACGTGGACGTAGGAGACACGCCCGTCGACGAGGAACGGAGTGCCACAGTAACCCTCCTCGGTGGAGAGCCCGTGCTTCACGAGCCCCAGCGGGAGGTCGAGGTTGGCCATCTGAACGGCGTGGACATTGTTGTGCTTGTCGCGCGCGAGCGCAACCCAAGCCGAGATGTTCTGCGGGCGGGCCAGGCCAGCGGTCGACGGGTTGTCGCCGGCGAGGCTGGCGCCAACGGGCACGGCGATGATCGCGGCGCCGGTGCCGGCGAAGTTGACGATCGACACGTAAGCCCCGGTGAGCGACGTGAGCCTGCTGTGGATGTGTCCCTTCTTCGTCTCGGGAGTCACGAAGTTGACGTCGGGGCAGTCAATGGCGGCCTGCTTGAGCTGCTGCGCGTAGCCCTGGATGGGCGTGGACTTGGTACCGGTGAGAAGATCGCCGGTGAAGAAGGCGCAGAGCTTCGGCCCAGCGGCCGTGTGCAAGTACGAGGTGAAAGCGACGGCGTTGAGGCCGGTGATGGGGTTCTGCGCGCGGCGAGCGATGGGGAGGTTGGCCGTGCTCGTCGTGGGACTGGGGAGGCTCGCCTCGAGCTTGGTGGCGCCGGCCGCCTCGCCGAGAGCGAAATCGGCGCACGGAAGGGCCGGACGGCGCTTGGACTCGAAGAGGCCGCGGAAGAGGGCGGCGCTCACCTCGAGGTCACCGTAGCTGGCGCCGCTGGCGTAAAGCCGCTTGACATTCTCGTCACTGCAGATAACGCCCTGATAACGGCGGAGACTGGAGATGATGGCGCCGACGGGGATGTCGCACTGGATGACGCCGTGCATGATCGTGCGGTTGGCGTCGAAGTACACGTCGTTGGCCTGGCCCGCGACGTACTTGACGGTGAGCCCAGCGAACTCGAAGCCCTCGCTGGACGTCTTGGCGTACTTCATGGTGAGGCCGTTGTCGCAGGCGACGCGAGCGAGCGCGGCGTGCTCCTCGGCGGGGGCGAAGACGACGGAGTCGTCGCCGCAGGCGAGCATGTCGTAGCCCAGGTGGTAGTACATCGCGGCGTTGGCGACGGTGTTCCAAGCCAGAGTGCCCATGTTGCCGCTGGGCCACATGTGGGTGCCCTTGGGGTACTTGGCGAGCGCGTCGCCGCAGATGAGGACGGGGTGGACGCACATCGAGTCCATCAGACGCGGCCCAAGGGGACCGAGGACGATCTTAGCGATGGCATGGATCGTGCTGAGGGCCAGGTGATGGTCCCAGCGCGCGATGTCGGCCATGAAGGCGCAGGGCTCGCGGGGCTTGTACGTGGCGAAGTACTTGGCGGGATCATCGAAGCACCAGAAGAGCGGCCGATCCTTCATGAGCTCGTCGAGAGTGCTGAAGCAGTCGTCGTGCATGAAGTAGCCGTCAACGCACTCGCCGAGGACGAGCTTGCAGTAAGCGTCCACCGCCTCAGGCACGTAGTCGTCGTCGACGTAAAACCCGAGGGCAGTCTGGATGATGGAGACAGACCAGGGGGGGGACGCGATGGTTCGGTGGGCACCGCTGGCAAGCTTGGTGAGCTTCACCGCCTGATACTTGTTGAAGATGGTGAGGTTGATGTTCTTGACGTCTCCGCGGCGGTAGAGGTCGAGAGTGTCATCGAGGTAGGTGAAAACCTTGGCGCGCGTGTGAGCATCGGAGAGAATCAGGCGTGCCACCTCGCGCTTCTCCTTGAGCGGGGTGTCGATGCCGGCGCAGGCGTTGAAATTGCCGACCTTGGAGCTGGAAGAGCACTGCGCGAAAGCCGCGCAGTACGCGAGGTGGCGCTGGGTGGTGATGGCACAGTCGAGCTTCTTGTAGCCCGCAGTGAGCTTCCCGAGAATGGCAGTGATGCTCTCGGCCGTGCGGGCGAGCGCGCGGGCGTCCGCCGGGAGCGAGCCCTCCTCGGAGATCGCAGCGGCAATGACGTTGGCGTTGATCGGGCGCATCAGTCCCTGATCGCCGAGCACGCAGTTCTGCGCGGGCTTGGGTTTGGCGGCGGCGAGTCGCAGGCCGCTGGAGAAGTGCGGGTGCACGGCGGCCAGGGTGAGACCGGCAGCGCCGCTGTGCTGCTTGGCGGCGGGCAAGGCGGCAACAGTGTCCCCGGGCACCGCGGACGCGGCAACGCTCTGCGCGACACCAGTGGTGGCGATGACGGGCGCGACGGTGGCAGCGGGCGCGACGGTGGCAGCGGACGCGGCAGCGGTTTTGGGCGCCGCGGTCTTGGGGCCATGCAGCCTGGTGATGTAGCGGCCGCCCCCGTAAAGCTGCGTGCCGGCGTTCATGCCAGAGTCGTCCTGCATGTTCTCGAGGTTCTCGAGATACTCCGCTTCCTCCGCGTCGCGCTCCTCGGCGCGCTCGGCGTCGCGCTCGTAATCGACGAGGTCGCGATCGTAAACGATGGCGATGCCCTGGTGGTAGTAGAAACGCTGCCCGTGGCCGCGCTTGGCCTCGAGGAGGACGGTGCCGGGGAACTCTTTGTGGAGCGCCGCGAGGCTGACGCTCTCCAAGAAGAGGACGTACTTGTTGCTGGCGGGGGAATGCCGCGCGACCACGTCGACCTTGGCGGCGAACTCAGGGTCGGCCTTGACGTCGGCGGGGTAGCACTCGCAGATCGTCTCGATGGCGTCGCGGCTGTACGTGCGAAGCGGCTGGAAGGCGACCGCGGCAACGCGCGAGTAGACGTCGGTTTTGCACTTGACGGGGCCGAACACGGGGAGCGCGTTGACGGCGGCTTCGAGGACGGGCACGACGGCGGCGTCATCGAGGTAGGTGATGCAGTTAGCGAGCGTCGGGCGCATGCAGCGGTAAAGGGCGAGGAAGACGAGCATCGCGAGGAGCCGGGCGTGGGGCTTCGGGTCGGGGCCGACGGGGACGTTGGCGCGCACGAAACCGCCGCCGCTGGCGATGAGGGCGAGCGGCGGGTAGGCCTCGTTCCAGGCGCCCACGAAGGAAGCGTCCTCGCGCGCCTCGTACTGAGCGCAGAGCGCCACACTCGCGAAGAAGCCGTCGGCGCGCGCGCCATAGGCGGAGGAGAGAACGCCGCGGAGGACGTCGATCGCGGTCGTGGCGGTGTTGACGGAGCCGGCCACGGTGTGAGTGAGACGGTCGAAAGTCTTGGCCAGGCGAGGCTCGACGGCAGCCGCGGCGCGGAGGGCGACGGCACCGACAATGTCGGCGACGGGCGTGCCAGCGGTGATGCGCACGCTGTAGCCCGCAGCAGTGCACAAGGCGGAAGCGAACACGTAGGGGTCGACGTGGTGCGCGCCCAGGTCGTTGAGCAGGAGGCAGCACGTCGTGAGGAGCGTGTCGTCGTTGGCGGGGGCGCCGTAGAGGGGCCGGATGGCTCGCGTGACGGGGTCCTGGTGGTAAAACGCGTCGTCCTTGGCGGGCGCGGCCTCGCCAATCCGAGCGGCGTCGCACGTGATGACGGTGTTAGCGCCGGCGCGGCGGATGACGTACGCATAGGCGCCATCGCGGAAGGTGTGGTTCTCCTTGATCTGCTCGAGAAAAGCGCCACGCGCGACGATTCCGCGCCGCACGATGGGAACCATGGGGAGGCGAGCGTTGTACGCGTCGACGACGGCGGCGCGGGCGCGGGCGACGGCGGCGTGCGTCGCGCG